CTAATCGGAGTAATTTGACAAAGTTCGCTCACGATAATATTTAAGCATTTTGTTAAATATACTTATGTTTTTAAATATCAATCAGTGTAAGTCTTTCAATCAAAACTTGACCACAAATTTAGTTGGATTCAGCTCTCAGGAATGTTCTGAAGTTGTGGTTTCAAATAAAACCGGTCAGGGTGTGTTGATGTTTGACAATAATAATTTTACCGACAGTAACGGTTTTTTACTAAGTTCTGGAGAAGTATTTACATTCTTGGGAGTTAACAATTCATCCCAATTGAGTGCTAGAACTGTAGCTGGAACCGGGGTCATTTATTACAGAACTCACCTGTTCAGCAATACGCCAAGTCGATGAATTATTCAGTCGGTTGACCTTCTCCTGCGGGTGGAGTTGTATTAGCTTCCCCGCCGAATGGTTCTGGCGTTTCTCCTCCACCGGCTTCGACTGCTGGTCCTCCACCGAATGGCGGTGGCATTTCACTTCCGCTTGCTGGCATTCCTCCTCCAACTGGAGGAGGTTCAGCGCCACCTTCGACGGGCGTCGTTTGAGCTGTTAATTGCGCTTTCCAGCCCGGTCCCATTGTGGCGATCTGTTGAAGTTCCCACTGGAATTCGGCATCTTTTCTTCTGAATTCTCTATCCGCGAGGATATCCTTATCGCTCCATTCTAGATATTTCTTCTTGGCGAAGATATCGGAAACATTTTGTGTGCCGATAACATTATTATACATATCAACCTTTAATTGTTTCTTTTGATTTTCACGCATCTCAAAGAATGTGCCGGGCTTGACAAATTCAATATCGATATGTTGCTCTTCAATATCGTATTCTTCAAATTTTTCTCGTAATTTAAGATGTGTTATAAATCCTTTTTTAATACCTGCTGCAAATTTTTGCTGTTGACGAACTACCATTTTGGCGAATTTTAATTCTTCATTCAACATTTGAGAACCATCAGATACTCCAGAATCTTCTTTGAGTCTATTGGTTGGGACTTTTAGAGAGCGGTATAATTTCTTCAAGAACCAGTCCAGAACATCTAGATTACCATCGCTTGGTTGACCTCCGAATGTCTGAACATTTGTAGCTTCTTGCCCTTGTCTCTTGGCAAACCAATAACTATCCAACATGCTTTGAGGGTTGTATTTTTTAACAATGTCATTTTGATCACTATCGAATGTTTTCGTTGACCAATATTGTTGTTGAAGTTTTCTCAAGTACGACTCAGCTTGCGGAACAGGCATTCGTCCGACATCAACATTGAATATAAATCGAAGAGGAGCGTGCACAAGTCTATGGATAACAACGCTATCTTCAATCATGGAAAGTTGACGATACGGGCGTCTGCAATTTTCAATGAATGGAATTACGAAATCTTTAGTCTCGTTGTATTGTTCATTGTTTATATATATAATTTGATTCTCTTCGAAAGGTATGTATTCGTATTTTTCGACCTGTTTTTTATCTTTAGAATCAAAAATCGGTTTCTTATACAAGAAACCTTTGATCAACATATTTTGTATGTTGCCATAAACTGGATCTATATTATCAGCTGGTAAATTTTGAACCGCTAAAATTCCTTGATTGGTGTAATCCTTGTGGATAATATTTTCGAAGAAAAGTTCTCCCTCAATTAAAAATTGTCTAAAATAACGCCAGCCTTTATTTTTTAAATCGAAATATTCGATGAATTTACTGAACTCCTCATATAAGTCTTCTTTTTCAGTTGATTTTAAATTATCATTTACAAAATTTAAAACTACAATTTCTTTATTATCGTTGTAGTTGATGCACTCATCGCAGATTTCATCCAAAGCATCTGCTACTTCCGAATATGCTGCAATTGTTCTGTAGTCTCTGAGGCGACCCGGTTTATCTTCTGATATAGTCGCATACATAATATTTCCAAAACTTGGATCATTATGCATGAATCCGTATGGAGTATTATTAAATTCGCTGCTTAGAGCTATTGAATTTTTTGCAATAGCTTCCGGTCTTCGCATTCCAACTTTCTTGAAATACTTATATTTTGTATTTTTATTTTCGTCAGTATCTAAAACATCATAAGCGTATGGCGATCTTGCTTTTAGAAAAGATGTCATCGACCTATCAAAAGTTGATGATCTTCCATCTCTAGCTACAAAATTTCGATTGCTGCTTTGGGTGCTTGAACTGTCGGAGCCTGCCATATATCTTATTTAGATAATATTTAGATTAAAAGGCCAATAAGTCCATCCAGCACTATTAGAAGTTACGAAAGTAAAACTATCAAGAGCTGAAAGCGAATTTGCGGGAAGATTTATTCTTGCAGTATTGTCAGATTCGACTGTGACTAAAGAGTTTGGAAGTCGATATGCTGATATCGTGGGGAAGTTATCAGCTTTTATTTCCTCAAGCGTTCCAAATGAATAAACCGAATTCGAACTCAAATACCAACTGTTTGAATAACTGAATCTTTTACCTAATATTAAAAATGAATTATCATAATTTGACCTGATTGTTATCGGTTCGATAATTGGTAAAATGGTCGCCGATCTAGCATAATACAAATTTGTAAATGTTGGATATGCTGATATGGATATGGTTTCGCTTTCCGTATACTTTGCAGAAAGTGCTGGATAACTATCGTATACGCTCAAACGACCAGCTAGGCTAGCGTTTATAAATTTATTATCTATTTTATAAATTATACCTTCTGGATTAACCGTAGGTGGGAACAACCACCCTTTTATAGTGAAATTAGTATCCGCTGTTATTCTATATTTATCATCTTTTGAAAGCGTCGCTGGGGCAGAATATGACACGCTGCCAGCCCATTCGACTTGAATTCTCAATTCATCAATGAAATTGAATCCGAAATCTTCTGGAATTTTCCACGACACCACAAAATATGGATTGCAGACAGTTGCGAAATTTTGAACTATCTGATCAATATCTTCTTTATATTTTGCGATAATTGAAACTTTAACATCCATTGTGACCGGGATGGGAGTTGGTAATTTCCCCATTCTGGTGTTGTCGTTCACCATCGGTCTGTATATGTTCTGATGCTTGTGAACTACTCTATCTGGATCTCTGGCAAGGCCAGTTTGCTCAATCGCGACAACTGGCAGTGTTAAGTTTTTTTCTTTCGTTACTATATCATGAATGACACGATGCTTTGGTCCATGAACATATCGAACATCTATTTTACTTTCGCCTTGCTTGGTAACTTGATTATATCTATATATAAATGCATCATCGAATGCTGCGGTGAACAGCATAAGCATGTCTATTTGTTCTCTATGATATGAGTATTGTAGCACTCAAATATTTAAGAGAAATGATGTGTTATCGTGTTATTGAAGTCTATCCAAGAAATATTTGGGTAATTTTCTCTTATTTTTTGCAATAGAATCGAAAATACCGCCATCGAGAATGTAAGTGACGCATTCATCACTTTCACTTCGAACACCACGACCACACGCTTGAACTAAAGTACACAACATCTTATTTACATACCACGATGCATCAAGTTTCATCATTTTTTCGATTCTCGATTCCTTTGTTGGGAGCCAAGGAGCTTTCATAATGATTTGAAACATGGCAAGATCCCCCTTCAAATCAACCCCATATGTCATTGACGGTGATACCAATACAGTGTCTCTACTTGATTCTGTGTGTTTTTCTAGAATGTCTTCATTTTTAACTCCAGCTTCTCGACAAAGCAACCTATCGCTTTTCACATTATCCCTAATGTAATCAGCGAGATATTGAGTGTGAGTGTGAATAATTCCCTTCTGACCAGCGTGTTCTTCCAATATTCCTTCAATCTGCTTACAGATTGTAGGCAGTAGTGATTTCAAATTCTGGAAATTTATCTTTTGCTTAGCTAGAATATAGATGGGAGATTTAGAAGCTTGAAAAGTTGAATCCACTTCAATGTAATTATAGTCCTGAATTCCTAAAGTTCTGGCAAATGAAGATGGATCTATGATTGTAGCGCTGAGAAGAATTACATGATCAGCATTATCAAATAGATATTTGCTGAGTTTATCAACTTTCAGAGGTGTGAATTTTATACATTTATCAAATCTATCCACAATATATTGACTGTCATAATATGTCGATATCAGCAAATCAATACTAGATTGCAGTCGTTGGAGTTTATTACATTCTGTATTTTTCTTGTGGAATTCTGAATCCTTGTTCTTCTTATTTTTCAGATATTCCATGTATGAGCTGATATTGGATGCAATTGAAGACGATAGCTTCGTCAACCAATTAAGTACACTAACTGATTTATCATCTGATGGAAATGCTGCGACCGATGTTTCTGTTTTCATCAGAAAGGGAATATCGATTTCACAAGTGAATTGATTCACCAATTGTTCCTCTAATTCGCTCGCTTCATCCAAAACAAGAATTTTACGACGCTTTAAATGATCTGGCAGAGAGAAATACATACTATAATTCAAAGTAGCAAATGCGCTTTTCAACATAATGTTGCGATCATTATAGTATGTGCACCTATTACAATCCCAACATTCTTTCTTCAAACCCTTAACATATAAACAAGGGGCACTGTCAACAGTGACTTCTGGATCATACTCGCATTGATAATTGCTTTGGCCTTTCAACAATGCAGCGGATTTAAAACTATCTTTGTATTGATCTTGGAGCGATTTAGTGATGGTCAATGCATACACGCCAAACGGTTCAATTTCGTTCACGAATTCTTTTGCATCATCGTGAAAGATACTATAGTTGTCAACTCTAGTCTTCCATTCATCACAAGGACCGCCAGCGTAGTTTGCTAATGTGGGCGCGAAAAAAGATTTACCAGATCCTGTTGGGGCATTGCAGATAATAAACTTTTCTTTATTCTCAATGCTCTTCTCAATAGCATTGAGAATTTTAATCTGATTATCATTTGGTTGATATGGATCTGGGAAGTTTAAAATCAATTTTGACATCGGAGTCAGTCTAATTGATCTTCAGCCAATGTCAATCACCATTCGCGACAATCGTCAAATATCGGTTGTGAATTTTGGATGCGTTGCTTTTGTCACAAAGCAGTAATCTGTAATACATTTCGTCCTTGAATGGGCAGAACGCACTTAAACAATAATCAAACAAAACGCCATCGTTTATTTTTTTAATTTTATACGGATACGGCAGTTCATAATCCTTTTCGATTCCATTCACCGATAATTTAAATTTTATAAAAAATTGTTTGGTATTGAAGATTTGCATTTTACCAGATCTTAACACCTTGTTATCAATTTTAAAGGTGACATTTTTAAGAACTAACTTTTTCAATTCATCTTCTACATGATCCATCATAATTATATAGTGTTTCTGAAATTTTCCTTTTGATCTGCTGTCATTGTGTATAAATTATCATTGAAATATTTCCAGAAACTTTCATCTGCTGGAAATTGATTTACTAAAAAACACGCATCCATAGAAACATTACGATAGTCTTGCATAAAAATATCCCATGTGACTACAACATTGTGTTTAACTTCATCAATTTTTTTAGGGCCTTTCGGGGGCCTGTATCCTAAAGACACTCTACCATTCAATGAATTTAATAATGAACTAGAGTTACAGCACAGCATTCTGCAAATTAATTTATTTCTATGTTTTGTTCGTTCGGGCCTTCTTCGAACAAATATGATTTCACAAACATTATTTAATAGCAGTGATGCAAGCTCTGATCTATTAACCTTTCTCATTTAATTTACAAATTCCAAACATTCGTTGCTCATTGATAAACAACCCGTTTTTGAGCTTTCCGTAACCCTCGACTTCCAAATTTGTGATTGGGATTCCCATATTATTTGGGAACACTACAATTTCACCAACGCTGGTGTATTTCACATTGGGTCCAATAAGAATTACAGTGCCTTTTCTCCAAGCATTGTGAACTTGGTTGATCGGAACTGCAATTCCTCCTCTGAGGATGTATTCAGAACCGTCTTCGGCTCCATGAACATCACAGTATTCAATCAAAACAACATCATCGAATACTTTCGATAACTTGTAATCATCTAATCCGAAATCGCTTGGAAGTGCGCGATCTGCTAAATCAATGTGGGACTTTTGCGGCGTTAATATATCTACGGATACTGACATGTATAAATTTAATTATACATTCGTATTTGTCAATGATTCCCATTCCTTCATAGAATAAAAATCAGGTATTTGTTTTTGCACTTCGTCTTTATTTTGCGTTTTCTTAGGACGCTTAATGTAATTTATTTTTTTTCTTTTAACTTTAGGAATCACATGTTCGAAAAACTTATACTGCTCTTCCGGGGTTTTAAAGATTGAATGGTATGTATTCGTAGTT